ACGGTTGGTCTATAAATGACTTCAAGCATACGCGACGCCTTTTTGGTTGGGCGGCAGTCTAGCAGATTGTTCTGGGCGGACAATATTTGACGAGTTAACCACCGTATTTCCGGAAATAAACCTTGCGCATCCTTTCCGGAAAGGGTAATGTTGGCTCATCAAATCAACGAAGCAAAAGGAAAACAAAATGGAACTGACAATCACTGGCAAATCCGGCGGGCTGCAGACCTACAGAATCTCCGGCGCAACTGATCCCATTGATCACGTCAACAGCCTCACCGATGGCTACAATGCCAGGGGCAGCGTTGACGGGACGATTACCGGGGCCACCAACAGTCGCGGAATCCGCAACCTGACCAGTTGGGTCAGGACTACTGCGAGGGACGCGGAGCGAGCAGCCAAGCAGGCTGCTAATGCTGAGGCCCCCCGCCGCATGGTAATCGAGGCTGGCTCCGTAGCGGTCGGCGGCACTATTGGAAAACTCACGGTCACCGGCCTGGGCCGGTCATGGACCCCCAACGCAGACGATTTCAGCGTCAACGGAATTCACCCCAGCGCCGACCGTATCCAGTACGCCTATTTCCGGTAATAAACCTTGCATAATCTTTCCGGAAAGGGTAAAGTCGGTTCATCAAATCAATCAGCAAGGAGCAGCACCATGAAACAAGTCAATTCACTAAAACGGAGGATGTGCCAATGGGTCCATCTACTAATGGCTCCGAGCCAATGAGCAGCGGCAAGCTGTTTCACTTCTACTGCAATGCAGCCAAGACGGCCTGCGACGCCATAGGTCATTCAAAGGCCTGGCGAAATGAAAACCTCGCCAAGGCGTATGCGGCGGAGTTGACAGCTAGAAACGCCCCGTGTCCTGAATACTATGAAGCGGCCGAGATGGGCGACTTCAACGGTCCAGGTAGCGGCTAATCAACCAGCCCCGGCCAAACGAAAGCCCGCACATGTGCGGGCTTTCTTGTGGGCGGGTAATATTTGACGAGTCAACCGTCTGCCTCGGCGAACTCGATCAGCAGTTCAATGAAGTGCTTGGCCTTTTCCAGATCGGCGATACCGTTTTTGTTTTTCCAGCGGGTCAGGTATTTGATCGCGCTCGACTCGCAATACCCGAGGCCGTTGCGGTGGCAATATTCGACCGGCTGAATCGCTAAGCCCTTGTAATGATCGCCCGCGACCTGTCTATCCAACGCCTTCATTGTTTCTCCATTCTCGCTGTTTGCGCCCGGAACCCGAATAAAACCCGAATATACCCTTATCAGTATATATATTTATTTTACTGTTTTACTCAATAATATATACCCTATTCTGATTTCAACTTTATATGCTCTTTTCTAGTTATCTAGGAGCAAAAGAGTAAGAAGTATATACAAATCAAAGGGTTACGCTGCGCCCAGATGTGCGCCCGGATAACCCGTTTGCGCCCGAACGCTCGGCGCAAATCAAAATGGCACATAACTCGGATCGTTCAAAAACGCGCCGACTTCTTCGATCAGGGCTTCCGGGTGTTGATTCGGGCGCACCCATATTCGGTGGCGGCGTCGCGTTTTGTTGCAGGTGATTCGCTTTTCTATTTTCTCGTATCCCATCTCGGACAAGATCTTCGCCAGCGTTCGCCCCTTCGGTAATGGTTCGCCCGGCTCCATCTCGACGTAATCCGACAGCGTTGTAATGTCGATAATATTTTCGTTAATGACCGAGCACCTGTGGGTGTCAATCGCATCCTCCAGAGCCTCGCGCTCGGGTGAAACCGCCAATGCTGTCATTTGAGCCTTTGCCCCGGTCATCGGTGCGTTGCCCCTGGGCATGAAATCTGCGCCGATGGTTCTGTTCAATAGGTAATGCGCCAAGGCGTCGATCCGCCGTTCGCTGCCATCAAACAGCCGCTTGAAATACTTGTCAGTGCCACCACCCTCGCCAAATGCAGCACTCATGGCGCCGGCCGATTGCAGCGCTGAGAACAGGACGCAGTACCGGCGGTCGCCGTCGGCGAGCGGAACGGCGTCTTTGTGGTTGGTCAGGAGCAGGTAGTTGGTGAAATTGGGAACCGTCCGGGCATCCCTGCCCTTTTCCTCGACCGAGATCGTGTCGTTGGTCTGAAATGGCTTGAGCTTGTCGAGCACCTCATATTTGTTGGTGCCGCTGATTCTGATTTCCTCGACGACCGCCAACCGGGTGCCATGCGCCCATCCGGTGAATCGCCCGGCGATAACCGTCGAGTCTAGCTGGCGCATATTCCGCCCTAGGATGCCTTGCATCACCGTCGAAAAATACGACTTGCCGCAGCCTTGAGCGCCCTGTAGTAGTACGCCCCAATTGACGCGCTTGCCCGGATGCTGCAACACGTAGGCCAGCCAATCCAACAGAATCTTTTGCTCATTTGGATCGGGTAATAGGAGCGCGGTATGCGCTAGGAACAGGTCAATAACCGCTTGGCCGTCGGCGTCGACCGTTGCACATGGCTGCGCGATGTCCTCGCGGCAGATATTGATGTACCGGTTGCCGTCAAAATAAACCTCACCCGCCGCCCCCGGCCAGTACATCGTGTCGTTGCATTTCAGGAATGCCGGGTTGGACCCCACCAGCGTCGATGCCGAGCTGTTTGACAATATGCAGATGGGCTCACTGGCGAATTTGGTATTAAATGCCTCGCGTTTGATCCCGTAGAATGTCTCGGTGTTGTAATACTCGGCCCGCTCGGTCAGGTAAACCCAATTATCGGCCCAACCCGGCAACCCGCCGCTACCGCCGCCCGTTGCTGGTGGTGGCCTGACCGCTTTTTTGACGTCGGGTTTGGTGATGCCGACGCCCTTCGCCCACGCCCGGTGCAGTGCGGTTGCCAGCAGCGACCGGTCGCTATCGGCTAGAGCGTTGGTTGGCATTGCGCTGATAATGCCGACCATCGCCCGGTGCGCGTCGCGGTCGGTTACCGCCGCGCACTGCGCGATCAACTCATCGAATGGTGTAGCGCCCGCATCATTCGTCGTTGCGACCGCGCCGATGCCGCCCAGCGATTTTACATGGTAAATGATCGACGCGAATGTCGTCTTTCTGATGCTGTTACCAAACGAGCGCCACTTCGAGGCGATGGCGTCCTTGTCGTATCGGTCGGCGTCGGCCTTTGACCATTGCGCCCAGAGCCGCATGCCGTCCCGGTTGCCCTGGTATTGATGGTGCAGCGCTGCGCCGACCTGTATCCATTCGCCGTACTCGAGCGCCGCAGCCGGGTATGCCCGCAGGTAATTTTTGACCTGGTCGTCAGTCAGGTCCAGCGGCTGCTCGCCGATTGCGTCGTCCAGATCCGTGTCGGTTTCCGCCGCGATTATGATGGGGACCAGATGGTCGTCCACTTGTAGCGGCCCGCCGTCGACCGCCATTGACCAGGCGAGTGAAAGGTCCGGGCACGATGGCATGAACATGACTTGGTTCGGCTTGTAGCTGCACGGGTCCAGCGGAATCCCGAGCGCGTCGCCGATTTTATTGGATAGCTGCCGGTACTCGTCCGGTGTCACCTCCCGTGATAATGGCACAACGATCCGCAGTTTCGGTTTGCCGGCGCTGTGGTTGTACGTGGTGTATGCCGCGAATGAGCAGTCAAGGCCCATCGTTAGCTGCAGTTCGATATCGTCCAGCGTCATGCCGGTATCGTCGGCGTCGAGAGTTAGCAACGACCGCCCGACCATCGATGCCTCCCTCCGCTCGGTGCCGGTGAAGTGCCCGCCTACAAAAAACTTGCCACCTTTGCGCTTGCTTTCCTCGTGTCTGCTCAATAACGACGACAATTTTTTCCATTCTATTTCGACCGTTTTTGCGGCCCCGAGGTCGGTGCCTATTGCAATTCTAACCATCATTTTTTTTATCGTCCTGTCCTTCTATTAGGTGCAGCGCCCGAATCCCGCCGCCGGTGTCGGCCTCAACTTTCAGTGCCTTGCCGGGCGACATCGCCCCCCGCTTTACCCACTGCGACACCTGACTATCCGTCACGCCGAGCGCCAGCGCCATTCGGCGTTGACTCCCGTAGTGCCTAACCGCCAATTCGATGCTCATGCTGTTTGATCCCTAGCTTTAGGTGGGGTACACTTTACCCCGTATAAACCAAAAAGGAAATGCAATGCTAGAAACCGAAATCAAAAAGCTAACGATATCAATTGACCGCTTATGCGACTTGCTGGTTGCGGCGGATTCTATCGCTGCGACCATCGTCCGCAGCGCGGTGCCGGACCTCCCGGTGAATCCCCCGGAGAGGCTCCCGCCCCAATCGGCGAATCCGCCCGAAAAGGAAAAGGCCACCGCTGTACCACCGACTAGCATATTTAAGGCGCAGGATCGCATGAACGAGATGTTCGCGATACGCGAGGAGGCGAAGCGCCTGTGCCTGGCCCTGATGCGCGAATCCCGTGACAATAAGGCACCGATCGTAGCGTTGCTGGTGGTATACGATGCCAAGACGATCTCACAACTCGCTGACAAAGACCTCGCCCCGTTCCTAGCCGACCTGTTGGAGATTGAAAATGCCAAATAATCACGCCAAACTTTCCGCGTCTGGGTCCGCGCAGTGGATCAACTGCCCCGGTTCGATCAAGGCCACCGCTGGGATCATCGGCACAAGTAGCGTTTTCGCCGAGGAGGGTAGCGCCGCGCATGAACTCGCCGAGATCTGTCTCAATGGCGGCGCGTTGGCATCGGAGTTAGTCGGACAGCGGCTGGTGGAATGGGACGAGTGGACCGTCACCGAGGAAATGGCCGGCCACGTCCAGCAATATATAGATTTTGTGATCGCCCTAGGCGGCACCCAGTCGTATGAAATCCGCAGCGATTTCAGCGCCTGGGTGCCCGATGGTTTCGGCACCAGCGACGCCGTGGCCTATGTCGCCGATACCAAAACGCTACACGTCGTCGATCTGAAATACGGGCAAGGCATCCGGGTAGATGCAGAAAATAACTCACAAGGCATTCTGTACGCCCTCGGCGTTTTCGATTCGATGTCGCTGTCGCACGAAATCGAGAGAGTTGTGATCACTATCGTGCAGCCCCGACGGGATCATATCGACGAATGGACCATTGACGTTGACACGCTGCTAAAGTGCGGCGAGATTATTAGCCAGGCCGCTGACCGGGCACTCGCCGATGATGCGCCTCGCATCCCCGGTGAGACGCAATGCCGGTGGTGCGACGCGAAGGCGACTTGCCCCGCGCTGTTGGAGTTGACCGAGACGACCATGATGGCCGAATTCGACAACCTCGATGCGGTGCCGGTCGACTCGCTGACCGACGCGCAGATGGCACTGGCACTGGACAACAAAAAGCTGATTCTGTCTTGGTTCGATGCAATCTCGCAAAAAGTCAAAGACCGGTTGATGTCAGGCCAACCATTCGCTGGCTATAAAATGGTCGCGGGTAACCGGTCGCGGTCCTGGGCGTACGATGACGCCGATGTTGTTAACCGGCTCGTCCATGACCTCGGCGTCACGTCAGACGATGCATACATCAGTAAGATTGTTAGTCCTGCCCAGGCCGAGAAGCTGGTCGGCAAAAAACACGCGCCCGGAATCGCGTCCATGATCCAAACCAAAGAGGGCGCCCCAACACTGGTGATCGATTCGGATAAGCGCCCGGCGGTGAACGTTTCACTTGACGACTTTGAGAATTTAACCTAGTATTAACCCCGTCGCGTTTGCGACATCAAATTGAACTCAAAACAGGAATCAACAAATGAAGATCGCACTGAAAAATGTACGTTTGAGCTTCCCCTCGCTGTTCCACAAGGCGACATTCGAGGGCGTCGAAACGAAATATGAGGCCACGCTGCTGCTCGATAAAGACGATCACGCCGACGCGATAAAAGACATCCGTAGCCAGATGCAAGCAGGCATCAAAGCGAAACTCGACGGCGCCAAACTCGGCGCTGACAAGTTGTGCCTCAAGGACGGTGCCGATAGTGATTATGACGGATACGGCAACGCTTGGACGCTCAAGGCTGCGAACGCGAAGCGCCCACTGGTGATTGATCGCGACAAGTCGCCGCTGACCGAGGACGACAACCGCATATATTCCGGCTGCTACGTCAACGCGAGCGTCGAGTTGTGGTATCAAAAGAATGCCTATGGCAAGCGCGTGAATGCGAATCTGCTGGGCATTCAGTTCTTCAAGGACGGTGAGGCGTTTGGCGAGGGTGGCACTACAGCCAGCGGCGACGACTTCGATGCCTTTGACGATGACGATGAGGACATTTTCGGCTAATCGCCCCGCCAGCGCGAAAAGCCCACTTCGGTGGGCTTTTTTATCACCAATAATAAGGCCACCCCTTATATGATCGCGATCGACGTTGAAATCTACAAGAACTACTTCCTGTTGTCAGGAAAGCATTTATTCACCGGAAAATATAAACGCTTTGAATTCTACGACGGCCACCCGCCCGACCTAGCCGGCATTTCAAAATTGATGCGGCACACCACGACCGTTAGTTTTAACGGTAACAACTTTGATCTCATTCTGATCGCAGCGTTGCTCGATGGTGCCAGTGTGGGGGCGCTCAAAAAATTATGCGACCGCATAATCAAAGGGCGATCGCCCGGTTGGGTTGTCGCGAAGAATTCCGGCATCAATACGCACCGTGGCTGGGACCACATCGACCTGTTCGAGGTTGCGCCGGGGCGGGTTAGTCTAAAGGTCTATGCTGCCCGGCTCGGTTCGCCCAATCTGCAAGACCTGCCCATCGAGCCGAACGCGCTGCTTGACGCGGATGATCGCGCCGTGGTGCTTCATTACTGCGATAACTGCCTTGACGAAACCGAACGGCTATATAGTGAGTTAGAGCCACAGGTCGCGTTGCGCGAAACGATGTCAGCCCAGTACGGTATGGATCTTCGCAGCAAATCGGACGCGCAAATCGCGGAGACGATCATAACCAGCGAGCTTGCTGCGCTGACCGGTTGCCAGGTCAAGCGCCCCAATACTGACTGCGATCTGTTCCAATATCAGCCGCCGGGAATTGTTGCCTTTTCTACGCCGTCGCTGCAGGCAATGTTCAATCGTATCCTGGCCACCGACTTCACCCTCGGCAGTAACGGTGCCGTCAGAATTCCCGATTGGCTGAAGCAGACCAAGATCGTCATTGGGTCCACGTCTTATCAGATGGGCATCGGCGGACTGCATTCATGCGAAAAGGCGCAGCACCTAGTTGCCGGTGATCGGGTGTTGTGCGAGCTTGATGTCGCCTCATACTATCCCAACATCATACTGCAGCAACAACTCGCGCCGGGGTCGATGGGTAAGCCGTTCCTTGAGGTCTATCAATCGATAGTGGATCGCCGGATGCGGGCCAAGCGCGAGGGCGATACTGTGACGGCGCACACGTTGAAGATTGCCGTCAACGGATCATTCGGAAAACTCGGAAGCAAATATTCCAAACTCTACGCGCCCGAGTTGCTGATTCAAACTACCATCACCGGGCAGCTTTGCCTGTTGATGCTGATCGAGCGACTGGAGGCCCAGGGCGTCGCTATCCGGTCGGCCAATACTGACGGCGTTGTTTGCCACTACCCGCACGCCCTAGAGCGTGCCGTCGATGAAGTGACGTTTAATTGGATGCTCGACACCAGTTTCGACCTGGAGCGCACCGATTATGCTGCGCTGGCTAGTCGTGACGTTAACAATTACATCGCGGTCAAGCCGGACGGATCCATGAAAGGGAAAGGGATATTCGCATCCACTGGAATTGCGAAAAACCCGGATAGGGCAATAATCCCGCATGCCGTCGCCGAGTATGTTTCTCGCGGTACCCCGGTTGCCGATACGATCCGAAACTGCGCCGATCCGTTGATGTTCGTCGCTGTGCGCCGGGTCACCGGCGGCGCTGTCTGGAACGGTGAGAAATTAGGTAAGGCGGTCCGGTTCTATTGGGCAAACGACGCCACCGGTCCCGGTGGTATTCGCTACGTCACCACTGGGAATTTGGTGCCCAAATCGACCGGAGGGCGACCGTTGATGCGACTAGCTGATTTCGACCGCTCCTCGGTTGAGGACGGCCGGTACATTGCCGAGGCGAATAAATTGCTACGCGAGGTAGGTGTATGAATGTTCTCGAGCGTGATGTCGAACGCGCTCTGGTCGCCAGAGTCAAATCGTTGGGCGGTATCGCTGAAAAATTCACCAGCCCGAGCAAGCGCTCGGTGCCAGATCGCCTGGTGACGTTGCCGGGCGGCGTGATCATCTTTGTCGAGCTAAAAGCGCCGGGCAAAAAACCGACGCCCAAGCAATACGCAGACCATCATCGTCGACGAGCATTGGGTTGCGATGTTCGTGTGATCGAGAACCTGGAGGGCGCTCATGCTTTTTCGGGATGACTTACACGCATATCAAAACCGCGCCGTTGACTTTATCAAGGACCGCCGCCGCTGCATGCTGGCGCTCGAGATGGGACTAGGCAAAACAGCCAGCACATTGACCGCAGTCGTTGATCTGCTCGACTCGTTCCAGGTTCAGCGGGTGCTGGTGATTGCGCCGCTGCGCGTTGCCGCATCGGTGTGGCATGACGAGGTTGCTAACTGGCATCACTTACACCATCTGCGGGTAGGCTCTGTTCTAGGCACCGAGCGGAATCGGTTATCGGTCCTGCAGCGCGGCGGCGTTGACATCTATACGATCAACCGCGAGAACGTCCCGTGGCTGGTCAATCAATACGGCAAAAAATGGCCTTTTGATTTCGTTGTGATCGATGAATCCAGCAGCTTCAAAACGCCCGGCACCAAGCGCTTCAAGGCCCTAAAACAGGTCGCGCCGCTAATCGATTACATGGTACTTCTGACCGGAACGCCCGCCCCGAACAGCCTGCTAGACCTGTGGTCGCAGATGTACCTGATCGACTTCGGTGCCGCACTGGGCCGCACCACTGGCAATTATAAAGCGCGGTTCTTCGAGACCACCGGTTACGGCGGATACTCGTACAAGCCGCGACATGGTGCCGACAAAGCCATTCACTCGTTAATCGAACCGCTGGCGATCTCGATGGCAGCGGCCGACTATCTCGAACTGCCGGAGCGTATCGACATCAATCACCGGGTCGAATTACCGCCCGGGGTGCAGGACGAATACATCCAGTTCGAGCGTAGCCTGCTGGTTGAGTTCGACGACGGTTCTGATATCGAGGCAGCTAATGCGGCGGTTCTGGCGAACAAACTACTCCAGTGGTGCAACGGCGCGATCTACATGGACGAATTCAAAAACTGGCGCGAACTGCATTCTGCCAAGTTGGACGCCCTCGTTGATTTGGTCGCGGATAACGCCGGCGACAATATGCTGGTCGCCTATTCGTACAAGTCCGACCTCGCTCGCCTGCGGGCTAGGTTCCCCGACGCGGTGGTACTGGATAAAGACCCCGGAACGATCGCCCGCTGGAATCGCGGCGAGATTGGGATGCTGTTAGCCCATCCGCAAAGCGCTGGGCACGGATTGAACCTCCAGCGCGGCGGCAGTCTGATTGTCTGGTTCGGTCTGTGCTGGTCGTTGGAATACTATCAGCAGCTAAATGCCCGGCTGCACCGCCAGGGCCAAACCTGCGCGGTTCGAGTCCTGCACATCGTCGCCGCCGGTTGCTTGGACGAACGGGTGCTGTCCGTCTTGGCGAATAAAGACGCCACCCAGCGGGAATTGTTGCTGGCGTTGAAGGCAAAACCTGTCGCCGCCTAGGGTGCCGAAACTTTCCGGTAATAAGCCTTGCTCAACCTTACCGGAAAGGGTAAAGTTGGCTTGTTCGAATCAATCAGCAAGGAGAGGGCGTCATGAGTGTTTTAGCCAATGAGATCGGGATCTTCGCAACCAAGTTTGGCGTCGTCGAGCCGGCTGTTGCAATGATGCTGCCTGCGGTCTTCAGGAATGGTGCCGAGGGTGTCGGCGTGAGCGCCAGGGAACTGGTCAAGCTGGCAACTTACGGGAAGGAAGATCTGGGCCGTTACATGATCACTGTCGCGGAAGAAGCTGCGAACAGTGACGCGGGTAAAGAGGCTTGGGCTGAATTTGAGGAGGCCCCATGATTATCGATCACATCGAAATCACCGAGATGTTCGCCCACTACGAACAAAAACTACGGGACGCGCAGATACTCATACTTTTTGAGACGGTGGTGAACAGTGACGCCAGTGCGCTGATCATGGACGGAGACGCGTCACACAGCTATAGAGTTGTTTATCGCGCCACAGATTCGAATGAGACGCTTGGGGTTGTATTCTGTCACACGTACCTCGAGGCCAAACGCCATGCCGATAATTTTACGGGGATCAATCAATGAAGCAAAACAACGACTACGTCAAAACGCACCGCGACCGGGCCGCAAAGCTCGGCCTAAAGCGGGTCGAGGCCACCATTCACCACAGCCGGGTATCGGAGTTCCGGGCAATGGTTGCCGAAATGCGCCAGCCGGCCAACGATATCAAACACAACAAGCGGAGATAGCAAATGAAAATCGAAATGGTCAACGGCATCTACATGGCTACATTCAAGCATCGCAGTGGGGGCATCTGCTTTGGCTACAGCCCTCGCTTCAGCGAGGCGATGACCTTTTGCGCTGAACTTATCGCGGACCGTGACGCGCTAACCGATCCGCAACGCGCCGTCTGCGATCACCAGCGACATCCTGTCGACGTCGCCGGTTAGTCGTTCCAACTCACGGAGCGCGTTTTTTGAGTTCGTCACGCCCTCCAAATGGGCGAACAATCCGCGTCCTGGTGCGATGCAGCCCTCTAGCTGTTTCGACCAGTTCGCGGCATGGATCAATATGTGCGTTCGCCCCGGAACGTCCATAATTTCCAAGGTGCCGGGTCCAAATCTCGGCGATGTGACTTTCTCCATCGCGTACTCGCCCGTCGGTATGCAACTGATATTAGGTGCGTTGTCCAGCCAGGGCCTCTCGACGGTGTACCAGTGATGCTCACCCAACTCCAGCAGGCCGATGGTCCGGTCGGGATAGTAGGCAAACCGGGTTAGCTGCACATCCATTTACGTCTTCCTAGCGATCTTGGTTATTTTTTCTGCCCCGCGCATTACAAAATAGAAACCGAAGGCCGTCATCATCAGCGTTTCAAGCAGCGATATGTATGCCGGCTTGACGTCAAACGCTAGGGTGCCGATGCTGTCGGTGATTGCGATGACCGTATAAAACCCCATCAAAAATATCAGCGTTACTGGTCGGATGTTCTTACTCATCCAACTGTCAGACTTCATGTCGGTCTGGTGCCGGTCAGTGCGCTCCGATTCATCGGCCGCAGCAGCATCGAGGTGAGCCTTGGTCAGATCGTTCATTGCCGCCTGGATCGTTGCCTGGTGACCCAGGCGCTCATCGTCTGAGGTAAATAGACCGTCCAGCCCTTTCATCACGTCGCCTGCGGCCTTACCAGCGGCGGCGACCAGTGTTTCCTTAATGCCCATCACTTGTCTGCCTTATAGTCGGTTGCGACATCCAGCTTGGTTGCGATCCGTACGAGTAGCTCGCGGGTGTCCTGTAGCATGACCTGGTTGGCCCTCGCGACGTCCTTAACCTCATTGACGGCGGCAGATAAACTATCAACGCGGGTTTCGACTACCGTCACGCGCTCGCCTTGGCTGATGATCTTAGCCTCCTCAACCTCGTGCCGCCGGCTTTCATTGCGGATGTGATCGTCGACCATTGCCTTCGCTTCATCGTTAGCCGCCGCCTTGACCCATACGCCTAACAATATGACGAAAAATGTCACCGCTGCCGTTGCGAGCCATTGGGGCACATTTACGTCGTTGTTAGGTGAGGCCATAGCGCCTTATCCTCTTTTGGTGTTCGGCTAACCCCTAGTTAGCGACGACCTGGGGCACCTCGGCGGCTGCTTTTTCGCTTGCTGCGATATTTGCTGCCAATGCCTCAGCGAATGCGCCCTCGGCAACCCGGAAAATCTGCGCGTTAGACTCGGCCTGTCGCGCCTGGGTCTGCGCCGACATGGCCTGGTTGAATAGCGACACCTGTTCGGGTGTCAGGTCATCTGGATCGTACGTTTTATCGTTAATAGTAATCATCATTTTGTCCCTTTCCGGTTTGCGAGTACCATAACAAAACAGCCCCGATAGCGTCCAGTGCGTTACTTTCCCTCACCTATTTATTACCATGTATCCAATGCCACCTACGATAGCTGGCAAAAGCACTAAGAATATCAAAATCAGAATCCCAGCCTGCAGCAACTCTTCATTCCGCTGCTTCCTGAGTCTGACCAACCTAGCGATCTCTTCCTGTTTAGCTACGCGCGCCTTTGCCATCTCCGCCATGCACTCCGCATACAGGTGCCCGTTCCCGCTGATCGTGAACAGGTCCTTGATCTCGCCCATGGTGTCCGCAATCTGCTTCCTGGCCAAGGCGGTTTTAATGGCGTCGCCTTCCGACAAACCGCCAGCATTCTGCGCCTTAGCCAGCTCTACCTCTGCTCCACCGAGCTTGCCTAAGAATTCACCGATGGTGGACAAGTCGTCAGCCGCCCCAGCGGCCGACTTGAGAGCGTTTGAGGCCATCTGGACACCAGCTATGATGACACTGATCTCGGCAATCACGAGCGTTTGCTCCTTGGAAGAAAAACCCCCAGCGGCGCTACGGGTGGCAACGCGCTGGGGGTGATCGCATTCCACACAGAGAGGAGTGTAGAATACTATGGCGGGCCGGAGATTGTGACTCTCCCGTTTCCAGTCAGAATGACGGAGACATTCGACGGGACCGCGCCATGACGGATTTTAACAGCAATCCATCTCCATTCAAAACGAGGAGTCACCTATGACTACGACGCGCAAGCGCAGCAGAACCGTAAGCCTAGTTGGAAGCAAGTCACGGCAACGCGCCCAACTCAAAAGCGACTGTAAAGGCGTTCCTATCACAATACTGGACTCAACCGCGTCTGCGTACCACGTTGGGCCTCGTGGCAACGTGGTCTCGAAGCTGTCGGGGAAGAAGATCGGTCAGGATTTCGGCAAATAGGGAGGAGCAACCGTGAGCGAAGGGCACGTTGGATTTATAGTAGGGGTCTTCCTAGGCGGGGTCGCCATGTGGTCGACCCCCTGGGCATTCGTCGCTGTTCTCGCCATCACCGCAGGTGTCCACGGCTGGGATTATTGGCACCATCATCGCCGCGCCCAGAAGGCGCGCGAGTCGGCCCCGCGAAGAAGGAATCTCGGCTAGGCTATGTTACCAAGGTGCGCCTTCGGCTTGTGTGCCTCCATCCATCTTTTACCACATTCTTCCTCGTGTTCTGCAATTTTCTGGAGAGCTTGCATGGCGAGATCTTTGGAAGATAGCTCACTCATTTGTTTTCATTTTTAGCCATTATAAGTTCTCCAGTAAGTATCCTATTAAGCGGCTGTGTATCCGTTGCCGGCACTTATAGCTGAGTCAGTAGCTGTAAAACTTTCACTGCCCCAATCTTCCTTAGCTTTCATAAGCTCAAGGTGCTGAGTGTTTCTGTCAACACAAGCCTGACGGTCTGCGGCATCATCATCTGCCATAGTGTCTCCTGCGATTACGTCTGTAATTAAAGCAATGCTGTGTCCCATTGCTGTGAAGTCTTGTGCCAGTTGTTCTTCGGTACGGTCTGTCATAGTTATTATCCTTCTAAGGTTGTGATTCGTGCGATGAGTGATTCAATTGTGGTCTGTTGTTCTTGGATGGCTTTGACAAGCACAGGGATTAGTGCGGCCTCTGCTACTTCCTGAGAGCCATCATCTCTATCGTCCCAAAGTCTGAAGCCATCTTTAATGCTGTCATCAGCATCTATAGCTGCTTTAACCTCTTGGGCTATAAAGCCGTGGTTAGTGTCAGAGTTTTTAAAGACTTTAGTTGAGTCAGCTTCATAGGCGTTGAAGGTTTCAGGCAGTTCGCCAAGGGTCTTGTACTTAAAGGTACGAGGCTGTAGAGCATTGATAAAGCTAAGACCTGCTGTAGAGTCTACAATGTCTTTCTTGTAGCGTTGGTCAGATACTGTTGCCCAAGTTACGTTACCGTGTGCGGCTCTGATGTCGTCACCTGATTTTCCAAGAGTCGTATAGCCTCCCGCCCCAGACACATCATACCCAATAACATTTGCCTCATCAGTATCAACCGCTGTGGTGTCTGAATAATTTCCAATTAGTATGTTTCTAGCGCCTGTGGCAGTGGCAATGTCATGAGAACCTGCCTCAAAACCAATTATTATGTTATTCGCTCCAGTAGTAATCCCATCACCAGCAAGACTACCGATAAGGGTGTTGTTTGTGCCTGTGGTTACTGATAGACCTGCACGATAACCAACTGCGGTGTTGTCAGATGCTGTGGTGTTTTCACTTAAAGTACCCCACCCTAATGCGACATTGTTACCGCCTGTAGTATTAGCGTCTAAAGCTGAAGCACCGACTGCTACATTAAGAGCACCTGTGGTGTTTGCGATTAAAGAAGCATAGCCCACTGCTGTGTTGTTAGAGGCTGTTGTGTTAGCGTATAAAGCAGCCCGGCCAGTGGCTGTGTTGTTAGCCCCTGTGGTGTTATCCTGTAAGGCATTAGTACCCACTGCGGTATTATACGAGGCAGTTGTGTTAGTTAGTAACGCGTATCGGCCTAGCGCAACGTTTTCAGTCCCCGTAGTGTTTGCACCTAAAGAAGCATAACCCACTGCTGTGGCGTAGGAAGCAGTTGTGTTGGCATCACCTGCAAGGCCACCTATGAGGGTGTTGTTAATGCCGGTTGTTACTGCGGCTCCTGCGTTATAACCAACGGCTACGTTGCAGTTGTCAGTTGATGATGTAAAGTTTTGAGCGAATAAAGCACTGTAACCAATCGCAACGGATCTATCGCCTTGTGTATCTGAACTTAAAGCCAGATAACCTAAAGCGACATTAGAGTTTCCAACTGTTAAAGCATCACCTGCACTCGCACCCAAAAGAGTATTAACTGTGCCTGTGGTTACTGATAGACCTGCGTTTAGCCCGACCGCTGTATTATAATCACCTG